CCCGAGGCGATGAATTTATTAGCGCGTCCAGGACCTGCGTTATAGCCAGTCAATATGGCGTCAGTGTCCGTGCCGTACTTCTTTTGCAGATCGCTCAAAACGACCTTCGCTACCATCTCATTGTATTGAGGGTCGGTTAGCTTGGCGGGGTCAAATCCATACTGCCTCGCGGTGCCAGGCATGATCTGGTAGCGCCCGATAGCTCCGGCTGGTGATACTGCGTTGTCTCCGCTGCCTTCCAGCTTTCTCACCAGGCCCAACAATCCGGCTTGTGGTTCTCCGCCATCTGCCGGTGTTGTCGGTGCTGATTCTGTTGGTTTTGCCTCAGAATGATTTCCACGGATTGCATCCCACACGGCACCAGCACGATCTGAAATCCAACTGAACGCCGCACCGAAGGCAACGATCAGAGCATCATAAATAGACGGGATAGCTTTGATAATCAGCTTTATCAGCGCCACTATGGAATGTGAAACAAGCCTGCCAAATCCATCAAAGAACGTGCCCAGATCAGTGAAGAGTTTTGTCCACGCGGCGCGTATGTCGTCACCAGATCCAGTGAACAGCGCGACAACAAATCCGATGCCGTCTTTGACAACATCATAAAAGCTGTTAAACAGTGCCTTGGCCGCGTCAAATACCGGTGCCAGGATTCCAGACAGCGACTCCCATGCTCCTTTAACGTAGGCCCAGAATCCGGCAAACTCTGACTTGCCGCCATCAATGAAGGCTTTCCAGTCTTTGTACAGAACGATCACGATTGCGCTCAGGGCTGCGACGGCTGCGATAGCCAGCAGCACGGGGGCAACAATGCCAGTCAGGATAGCGGCTATGCCTCCAAGCGCTGCGATTGCTGGGCCGAAAATCATCGCTGTGGTCATTGCAGTCATGGCCACAGTTATTGCCGTTACAAGCGCCAGCAATCCAGCAAAAACTATAGACATCAATTGCGGGTGCGCCTGTGCCCACTCGCCGATGCTTTTCATAATCACTTTGACTTGATCGAGCGCGGGTTTGAGCATGACCTCAATAGTCTCAAAAACTCCGCTCATGGTTTCTTTGAATTCGACCCATGCGCCGATCAAACCACGGGATTCTTCTTGCGCTTGCTTGATGTCGGGATGCAACGCCGAAAAGTGCGCCACCGACGCGGCCAGCGCATCCCGGCCCTGCGTCAACACCAGCGACATATCCTCTGCGATATTGAGCTTACTCAAAACAAGCGCACGATCCTTTTCAGATAACTCAGCGGTTTCTTTGGCTATTTCGAGTAGCTTTTCCTCGCTTGACGAACTCCTATCGGATAGAACACTCATGCTGGATATATCCGCTTTACCGCCTGTCTTTGTATTGACCCCAGCAAGCGCCATCGCATAGGCGCTGATCGACTCTATGCCAGCAGAATCACCCGTCTTTAGTTGCTGCGCCAATTTATTCATTGATGCCAACGCGCCGCGCACGGATGCAATTGACGTATCGGCCTTTTTTGCTGCCGCCTGCCACCCGGCCAGCCTCTCAGTGCCTACGCCGAGCAGGTCAGATGTGCGGCCCAGCTCTGCCGTGGTGCCGACCAGGTGCTCGCCAAAGCTCTTGAGTCCCGCGACTCCAAGCAAAGCAGTGGCTATACCAAGCATCTCGTTACGCATCTTTGACAGTCCGTCCGTGGCCTTCTTCGCCAGTTGCTCGCGGTCCTTGCCTGCCTTGCGCTCTTCGGTCGCCTTCTTTGTGGAGATGGCGATCTGCTCTTTTTGAGACTTGGTGAAAATCGCCGCTTCGCTTGCCTGTTGCTTCTGGAATTCCTTGGATCGCTTGTCGGCCTCTGATGCCGTGATCTTGCCAGACGCTACAGCCTTGTCCTGCATGGCGCCGAATGCGGCGGCGGCGGATTCCTGTTGCTTCTGGAAAGCGGCTGCTGACTTCTCAGCGTCCAGGCGAATCTGCTCTTGCATCTTCGCAGCGTCAGCAGCGCCCTGCTTCATGCCTTTGGTCGAAAATCCTAGCGTGACCAGCAAACTATCAACAATTGTGGTGGACATCGCTATGCTTTCGGCTTGATCTTGGAAGCGATGATGCGGTTGGCACAGTCCACAGAATTTATCTCAAGCATGATGTAAACGTCCTCAACCGAGTAGATCGTTTCGAGTTCATGCAAAGTTGCAAATTTGTTAGACATGACAGCGCCGATTGATGCGGGTACGTTCAGGTATTGGGCGTAGCTTTTCGACCCCTCAATCCCGTCGTCGAGGTCGAGGTCGAGCGGCTTGCGCCGATGGAAAAATTTGTATGAAGCGCAAACACTTCAGCCCTCAATTTGACCAGCGTGGACACCTCCTCAATATCGCTTTCAATGTCTGAGCGCATGTATCCTGGATTTGACGGGTCAGGGATGATTTTGACGCACGTCAGCATCTCTGCGAGTAACGGCTCGGCTTCTGCATATGGTACGCCTAGGATAGCTTTGAGCATGCCCTCTGCGGTCAATCCGGCCATGCCAGCACCGACAGTTTCATCGCTGATTTCCATGCCGCTCTTGGCGGCTGCGAGTAGGACTCGTGTTGCCCAGCGCTCGGCCTGCATTGCGGCCATTTCGGTGATGTAAAAGACTTTGCCCTGATCTCGGCCCTCTGCCGTAATCGTGACTGTCGCTTGTTTTCGTGCCACTGAATTTCCCCTTAATTTCCCCTTAGATTAATTCACGCACCCCACGAAAAAGGGGAGACAAACCCGTGTACGTCTTTTCAGACTAGGTGCGCGAAACCTTTAGACCGGCTGTGCGCCGATGCCGTTGAATTCGATCTGGAATTTGCGCGGCTGCAATATCTTCTTGGCGCTCGGTGCCGGTGAATACTTTTTCAGAAAGCCGTTGGAGTAGGCCCACTTGTAACCCAGACCGGGCAGCGTGATGTTGAGGTGACAATTGCTCAAATCGCCTTGCGACTTTTGATAGTTGTACCAGGCATCGAAAATCGCGCACGATGGGGAATTTGCCTGTAGGTTGATGGTCCACATGATAGGCACGTAGATCAAGCCGCCGGACAGCAGGCCGTCGATGCCCATTGATGTCTCCGCTACGTCGATGTCCTCAAGATCAAACACATCATCCGCAGAGTAGCCTTGGAGCTGCTGGGCGGTCGGATAGACGTTATCGACTGAGAGCATGATTACCGAATTTACGGTGTTAAGGTTGCGCATGATTTTGCCTTTCGTAAATTCGTTGGGTTAGATAACGTCGATGGAGGACATATTGATTTTGAGTACCGAGCCGCCAGACGTGTACCAAAGATTGATGATCGGGCTGCCTCCTTGACCACGCACCACCGCGCCGGGGTCCACCACTTGTAAGTAGTAGCCTTGCGACTGAAGAACGCCTGCGATAGCCTTGCCAGCCTGATAGTTGACTATTGCGATCTGCTCGGGCGAGAGGTTGACGCCGATCTGGATCATGCCAAAGCCTGCGCCGCCGTTCGCCTGACACGGCACCAGGGCCAGGTTGATCGGGCCTTGGCAAGCTGCCTCGATCAGCGCGTAGCCTTGCGAGACGTAGGGCACTGCCTTGACGGTAGTCAGCAGCGTCATGAGTGCGGTTTGCAGGTTGCTGTTTAGCCAGATTTGATTGATGTAATTCTCAATCGTGCCAAATGGACCGGTCACATTGCCGGGGTACAGGTACTGCCAGTTGTTGTTCGCATTCGCAACTGCGACATACGAGTTGTAGCCGTTGGCGATAAGGTTGTCCATAACCGTCTGATTTGTCACGCCAGGGGTGATGCCGGACTGCGATAGATAACCGAAGCTCGTGGTGCCGTTGATCGAGCTGAAGTCAACCGATGCAACCGCACCGCAGACAAATGCCGCATGGTGCAAGTTGCTCGGCTCGTAAACCATCGCGGTGCCAGAGTTGCCATTTGCGATCAGGGCCTGCCCAAGTGAGTTTGCAGCGTCTGCGCTCTGAGTTGTAGTGATGTCGGTGTCAAACGGCACGTACAGATATCGGTCATTTTGCAAGGTGTTCCAGGCTGCAAATTCTTGTTTTACCGTGTTGCCGATGCCGTTATCGGGATCAAAGATTGTGGTGAACGATGCCCATGCCGTGGTCGCTACGATCAAGCTGCTCATGACGGCGTTTGGAGTTGCAGAGGTCGGTGCAGCCGCGCCCTGCGACGTTACCGCGCCGGTTGCCGGTGTCAGGCCCAAGCCGACAGCGAACGCTCCCTGCGGACCAAACGCTGATACTGCGCATGCTGCCAGATTGCCAGGTGCAGCCGCCGCGCTCAGTGTGTAGGTGCCTGCGCCGCCCGGTGTACCGGTCAACTGGTTCAGGACGGTAGTCCCCGCAGGCAGGGTATTGGTTGAGTCCGTACCGACAACAATATCGCCAACGTGGAACGCGCCTGTAAGTGTCGGGGAAACAACGGTAAGGACTGTTCCCGCCGTGGTGGACGCCGTTGTCGTTGCCGTGCCGCTGATTGCGGTTGTGATTGTCTCAGTCACACCGGTTGCGGTCGTGGCGAACAGGAAGGCACCAGCAATGCTGTCAAATGTGACAGTACCTGCGAACGTGCTGAATTCTGACTGGATGTAAGCTGCTGCCGCCGAGAATGAACCAGCGTGCGAGGTCAGGGCGATTGCGCTCGAGGTGTACCAGGTACCGTTCACATCGATCATCAGCGTGCCGGTCAGTGCAGACAGCGCCGTTAATGTCATTGAGGATACATTGCCGCCGCGTGTCCATGCCGGTACCGCCGCTGTGGGATACTGGGCGAACAGAAGTGCACCGGGGGATTGTGTTGCTTTGGTTGCGCCTGCGAAATATACCTGCGACTCGATATATTCATTCGAGGTCATGCCGAAGTAATTTCCGACATTCTGTGCGGATGCGAATGACTGAACGGCACCGATAGGTACTCGATTGCTATTCGTCAGGAATAGGCCACTGAGCGCCAGCCCATTACCGCCTGCGCTTACTACGCCAGGGTTGACAGCTACGAATGCACTTGCCGGGATTGTGTTTGACATTTATTTTCTCCAAAAGAAAAAGTTAATTACTACGTTACTTCGTGAAGCTGAACCGGACCCAAATGAATCGCAAAAAACTGGGGCACTGTGACTATTGGAGTGTACTCCAACGATACTGTCAATGTCCACCGACTCTCATACTGCTCTTCACCGCTTATAAGTGGCGATTGAATACCATCGCTCGTATAGAGAGGTTTGATATTGTCGGGAAAATTGTCATAACCCCAGAATGACCGGAATACGCTTTTGACAACGGCGCACCACTCACCAGCGGCGGACCCGTAAAAGTCAACTTGAATATCAAATCTCTTGCCTCCCTCAATCGTGGCAGTATCGGAGTCCTTTTGAAATTCGATAACCGGCACCATTAAATCGGCCTGCAATAGCTCAGTCAAGATAATGCACGGATCAGAAGGCATTGCCACCCGATTGACCTGGGCGCGGACAATCTCGGCACCGGGCGCGAATGGCGTAAGGAAGGTCGCCAGTGCGTCAATTACATCGTCAACCGTTATCGAGGATAGGTACGGTGCGGTCATGCCATTTGTCTCACTATGGCCGCTTTTGTCCAGCCTGGCCACGCCTCCAGTACCTTCGTGACGAGCCAAGTCTCAGTGCCGATCTGGATAATATCTCCACCGGTTTGATCTGGCCTGATAACCCCTGCCAGCACGCCGCGCAAATAGATTGCCCCGATTTCGCCTTGTATGTTCAAACCTTCGAGTTGTTTCAAATCGAGGAAATCCAGAGACTGCACCTGAGCCGGTCCGGTAACGCCTGCCGCATAACTCGGCACCTGCTTATGCCCGGTGCCAATGGTAAAGCCGGTCGAACGCTGCACGGTAACTTCGACGTTTGGATTAACAGTCCCTGTCACGCCGTTGCAAATTCCGCGCAAGTCCATTATTCGCTCACCACGTAAGTGACGCTATCGCGCATGTGACCGCTGGAAATTAATGGCTTCGAGAAACCTTTTGCCTTGATGGTGCTGGCTGCGAGCGCGGGGGATTGAAAATCGTTGATGCTCTGCACCAGTGCGCCCCTGATGTCTTCGCCCATTAGTGCCAGCACTTTCGGCCCGTCATAATCCGTCGCCTTTGCAGCCCTTGCCATTTTGTCGGCCCAGCCGGGAGATTGATCTGAGATCATCCGGCGAAAGAACGGGCGCGGCGGTTGGCCAGTCTCGGGCTTGCCGTACTCATTCCAGAAGGCTACCGCCGCGACGGGCGTACCGTCCGGGTAGGTCGCACCCGCCATGAATCCAATGGAAACCTCGCCACCGCCCATGCGCTTTGCAATGTCTGCCAAAGCCTTTTGAATCTTGTCGCCGCCGCTTAAAACTTTGGAGGACATGATTATTTCCAGGTCGTAGGGCGTGCGCTGTAGCGAAAGCCGCGCAGACTTGAGGTCGCCTGCCAATAGCTCGCGCCATACTGGCTAGATTGTAACCACTGCGCTGATCCAGGCGTCATGCCCTCAAAGCTGGCCGACACGCTGCCCTCAGTCGCCTGAGATATGCGCCCAACGGGTCTAGGCATGCCGTCAGTGCTCAGTAGGCCGCCAATGTAGGCTACGTGTGCGGTAAGCATCCAAAGCAGCAGCGTGCGCCGGGGAATATCCTGCACTGGGCTGTTGCTCAGATTCGAGAGGTAAATGCACGCCTCGGTGAAGCATGCGGCCAGCGTTACGTTATAGACAGCCGAAAACTCGGGATAACGGTTTTTGAAGTCCGTAGGTGAAAAAACTACGGCTCCCACAGTTAATCCTTGTCGCTGGCCTTGACGGTCTTCACGCCTTTGGCACGCTCGTCGCCGTCTTGTTTCATTGGCTCGAAACCGGTCTTTTGGTCTTTGAGTTCTTTGGCGATAGCCGCCGCATCAGGTGCGCTCTTGGAAACGAAAATCGAACCCGCCTTTAGTGGGGGAAATCTCTTGTTCACGACTGCCCATGCGTTCCAGAAGTCCTCGTCAACTTCGGTCGAGATGTGATCTGCGCCGATGATTGAGGACTTGTTCAAGCCTTTGATCTCAACCGTTTTGGTCGGGTCAGTCGGGTGATGAAGGACGATGCCATGAGGCAACTTGCATCCTACGGTTACTGTTTTTGCCATGTTGAATTTCCCCTTGTTTTAGATAAAGTACGGGAGCCGTAAAGCCCCCCGTTTTTTCGATCACGCGCCGAGCATCTGGCTCACAAATACGGGGCGGTATAAAACACATCCCCATGTACCCTGGCTCTTTTTTTGCTTAAAACTACTCGAACCCACCACGATCGGATGCGCCCGGAGCTTTTCGGTAAACGCGACCTCAAGCGTGGGCTGGCCTTCGATCTCGTCAGCGATCAACTGCACCAATTCACCCGATGCCGTGGTGTATTCAGGTGCGGTTTTCACGGTCATGTTGGGATAGCTCTTTTTCAAGATTTCGCCCACATTTGCAGAGGCCAGCGTAGTGACCTTGAGCAGCGCCACCTCAGCCAGCGGCGACATGGCCAGGGTCATTTTGGTGTCAAGCTCAACCAGGCCCTTGGCTTGGGTTTGGAGCTGGGTGTATAGCGCTGCGATGTCGGCAATGACCTCAAGCGCGGTCGCATTGGGCCATTGAGTCCCGCCGGCTGTTTTCGTAGCCGGGGTGATGGGTGCCGTCAGTGCAGGACTGTTCAGCAGGCCATAGTTTTGCAGGCCTGCGACGCCGAAGAAGTACGTTTTGTTTTGAAACTTGTTCAGCGTCAAAACCGAAGCGATATTCATCCGGTTGGCCCAGTCGATACGAGCAAGCCCAGCACGTTCCAGTTCACGTTCTCCCCATTGAGTCATCACTTGATAGTGATAGCTCTGGCGTTGCGGGAAATTGGAATTGACACCGGCCATGCCGTTTTCGCTGTAGTCGCCATACGACGAAGTCTCACCGGTGGACTCAACGACCGGGAACATCGCTGTTTCGGTAGTCCAGTCGCCCTTCTTGACCTCGCCTGCGATTTCAGCCGCCTTCATCGGAGAGACCAAAACTTCGATCAGCTTGGGGTCGATGTAGGTGGATAAGAAAGCAGGAATGCCGCTATTGCTGGTCGTAATCAGCGTCGGCTGGGCATCGCATGCGAAGCCGTCCTGGGCGAATCGCAGACCGTTGGCAGCGCCTTCGGCCTGAAAATCAACGCTCGGCTGGCCCATGAAATGGACCCCGGCGCGTTGCATAAGAGCTTGGAGAATTGGATTCATGATTTTTAGGCCCAAGTAGTGATTTTGACGAGTTCGCCGACCGCTGCGACTGATGCCGCCTTCCAATTGGCAAGTACCCCGGCGACAAT